CGCCGCTCCGCTATCAATGTTCAGGAACACCATCTCAAATGAAACGTCCGCTAAGTGATTCCCAACCTCCAACAAAGTCTGAGTATTATTCAACTCCACATCTGTAATGGCTAGTCCCGCTATAGCCGTCAATATATTATCCAGCTCCTGTGCTACCTTCCTAATATACTCCGGCCACTTCGAGACAATCTCATTGTCTGGAGGGCTTACTTCTGAAATTGTGACTGTCATGATTCATCTCCTCGATTTAGTAGGTGTCGTGCACTTCTTTCAATCTCATTAAGATGATCTATATCTTCTTGACTTATCTTCTCTTCTCTTATCTTAGCTATCATAATAGAACGCAGCACCGAAACAGACGCAAGATCTAACGCTTTAAGCCTGTCTTCATCCTCCCGTCTGCGCCTCTCTGCATCCCGCTCTTGTCGTTCCTGTTCAAGCTCTGCGGCTTTCTTTATATTTACTTTACCCATTTGGCACCTCCATTTGGCCCTGTTTTGTTAAGGCCCAAGGCCTTCCGGCTCCATGCCCTTTAAACGGCACCTGAATAGTATTGGGATCATAATTGCTCACATCCATTTCTTCCGTTTCACCCCAATGCCCAGGGCCGACAGCTTGACAAAGAACAACGTGAAGCTCACCGGCAGAATCACGGTAGGCGTTGCGAATAATTTGACTCCCTGGAATATCATACCCATCTTTATTAATCAGCCCCACCGACTCAACACCTTCGAATTTATCTCCTGCCTCCAGTACGGATAAATCAAAATCTTCGTGCTGGCCTCCTGATATAGCCGTGATTATTTCGCCATCAAAGCTGTAATAATCAGGCGAATTGCCTGTAGATAAAAATTTTATTTTCATTTTTTAGAACCACCTCCCTATTGCTGTTGCTGATATATTATCGGATTTTTGTCCATTAAAGCCTAGAGCAGATATAAGACTAACACTTGTATCTACATAAAAGCAGTTCGCTCCCATAAGGATAGAATCACAAGAAGCATCTACAGAAGGATCAGAACTAAACGATTTAGGATAATTCCAATTAAAGTGTGTATTACTATTCGTGGCTGATGTATAAACACCCGAAGAACGCTCAGTGTCTGCCTCTGCTGTAAAGCCATAACTAAAATCAAAGCTACAAATCTGCGTCCCATCTGCCCACCTCGTCCACTCACCATCAGAGTTGCTGCCGGATTCGACAACTTCTCCAATCGCAGTATCAATCCCCTTCAAGTGGGCTGCTAAGTCGTCTGCATCATCTGCTTCTGCAATCGAGCTATCCGGAGTATAATTAGAAGGATCCCAATTTATATCTAATTGATCCCCATCCATCACAGCCCCATCCTTCAGATCAACAAGTCTAACTACTTCAGAATCTAGAGTTGGAGCCTCCCCCACTAGGATACTTCCCTGACTAACGAAGCCTCTTCGATGTTCTCCACTAAAATCCCCATCAGGGTCATCAACGGCGTCTGCATCATCGTAATAGTACGGCCCGTGCGTGCCTATATAGATCTTTTTTTCCGTCATCAGAGTACTACCCCATAAGATACATACCCAATCATCGTAACTAAGAGTAATATCACAGAGATTAGAAACGCAGTAAGCCTATTGGATATCTTATTCAATTTAGTATTAACCTGAGTCTGCACTTCCTCTAGATGCTCTATCCTCACGAGCACCCCACTATGCTCCTTGCAAAGTCTGCTAGAGTTCTCCTCCGTCATAAAACCCTCCACTCTGCTGTAAGGGACTTCTCCGAGATCCCAATATCCATAAACTCCAGCATAGGATTATCATTGTGCTCAGGAACCTCAAAATATCTAGATCCCATTTCCAACAACTTGACAAGATATGCCAGCGCGTCCATAATATCAAATCTAGCCGATCGAGGGAATGAGAAGAGCTGAGCCTCCAACGGCGAGCAACAATTAATATTGTGGAAGATATATCCCTGCCGATACAGTGGCGCAAGAGCCGCAATCCTTTCCTCCTTCTTCCCTACTGCTTTGAGCTCGATTAGCGTGAAGAATTTTCCCCTTTTAAACATCTCATTCCGAAGGGGCTGCGTAATGAATTCTTCAAGAGAAGTAACCTCCACCCCAAGCACTTGCGCTGAGAGTCTTTCTCCCATTAAAAACAACTTCTCGTAGAATTCATCAGGACGAAACTTTCCGGCATCTACATCTCGAACATAGTACCTTCCAGCCTCCGCATCTATCCCAATTCCGACTATCGCACTCTCAGCCGAGTGCATCTTCACACTCTTCGCTGGGTCAGCAAGAATAACCGTTTCAATCTTCTCTTGCCTCAGCCTCAACTGGAATTCCGGATCAGTTTCCCTATATGAGTTCACATAATCGGGCTTGAAGACAGCATCTTCCGTTGAGATAGGCATATTGCAATACTCCATATAGAAAGTATCCAACATTCCTGCCTTCTCATGCTCCACCTTCTCCTTGAGGATTTCCTCCGTGGTCATGTATTCAGGGACGAGACTCTCAAAGTTCTCGTCTACAAGGGAAAGATTAAGCGTCGCCCAATCCTCTGCATCAATCAAGTTCTGCATCAAGGAATCTTCATGCTTAACTGTGTCAATATAAACTATCCTCCAATCATTAAGGTATCTATTGACACTCTTCATCAAGTCCGAGAAGAACCAATTCTTAAGAAACTCCCTATTATCGGGGTTTTTGACTTCCCTCTTATCCTCTAGATCATCCACAATAATCAACTGGGGACGATTCCCGGCCCAGTTAAGCCCACGAATCTGCTGGCCCGCCCCTCTCGGAAGAACCAACGTCTTCCCAAAGGCCGTCCAGGAGGCCTTACTGAAACTCTCATCCAGCTCCGGATTCTCATTAACCTTGACGCTGCCAAAGAGGGCCTTCACCTCCGAGTTGGAAAGCATCTCCCTTTTAATGTTCTCCGTCTGCATCTCTGCGAAAGTGGCGCTCTTACTGACATAGCAGATAAAATTTGCCTCCCGAAAGGAGATATACTTTTGAGCCAGACACTTCGCCATTGTAGTCTTCCCAATCCCACGGGGAGCGGCGATTGCAACCTTCTTATACCCACCATCAATTAGATTAAAGATCTGATCGTGGAGAGGAGACCAAGGAGCCGAAAACTGCTCGGGATGCAGAGTCTTGGCGTAGACTTGCATATTGGCCGCGCAAAGTGTAAGCTCATCTTCCAGGTCAGATATGTCAAAGGCGGCGTTATTCATCTCTTGTACATCTTCCTAAGTTTGTAAAAGGAGTATACCATATTATCCCTTAGCACGTCATAATCAGTCTTTCCTAGCCTCATGGCCATTCTTTCTATCTCTCCGTAAGATATATTTCCTTTACTTTTCTTTTTTCTCCCTATCCTCTTCTCGACCTGCTTCCTTCTCTCCTGCAATAGGTTTCTACCCCCAACTATGAACGCAGCAGTCATCATCCCAATAAAATCTGGCCACTTACTATCATTTACCCGCATATAGGAGGAGGTTAAGGGGCCCTTCTTAAATGGGCCAAGATGAATTCCTCTAGCCTTCGGAACTGCCCAATTCTCAAAGCCCATCATCAAAGTCTTTATCCCAAGCAGAAAGTCCCCGCCACCCCAGGGAAGATAATTCCTAGCCAACGTCCCATATCCTCCAATTCTCATGAAGTGCGCTTTCTCCATCAGCATCGGGACTCCCCGAAATGCAATCCTTCTAGTGGAGAAGTCATCTCCATTCCGTATGCCAAAGAGTGTAGTAAGGTCTCTATCAATAAACCCATTCCTATCATTCTGCACATGATAAAGGCAAGATCCATACACAATCCCAAGATTCCCGTCCTTGCCTTCGGCAACCTCCAAAAGTTCCTCAATTCCTCTATACCCCATAAGCATATGGGAGTCGAGAATGAGAATCCATCTCCCTCTTGCGTGCTTAATTCCTTCTGCTCTTGCCGCAAATAAGGAGGGTGGGGAAGTATATAGAAGTTTGACTGTTCCATCTTGGAGGTATTCCTTATCTATCGCAAACCTTTGATTCTCCTCCGAGTTATCCACCACAATAATCTCGAAGGAAAGGCCTTTAAGAGATTGAAGAAGGCCCGCGACAGTAATAGAAGTTCCGATCGCATCATCTCTTTGTGATATAACAACACTGAGTATCATCTCCCTCCAGCCACTGCTCCATCTGCTGATCCGCCTTCATAGTTGTGAGTGTGGGTGTTCCAAGGCTTGAGTTTAAGAAGCTCCTGAAAAGAAAGCTTTTGATCCCGAAGGATTCGGTCCCTTTCCTTTTGCCCAACCTCCTTCGCCTTTGGGGAGAGCTTATCCACATCCAGCTTGAATCTCTCCTCAACCGCAGGAGCGTTTCTCTTTAATCCCCACTCCCCTCCAAGAACATAACTGGAGACTAAGAAGCCGAAGCAGGGAGGATAACGACCGGATTCCTTGTAGTTTCGGTATTTAAGGGAGCCGGTTTTATCTCCTGGGAATGGACCTAGATGGATGCCGGGAGCAGTGGGAACTGCCCAATTCTCGAAGCCTAGCAACCAAGGCTTGATCCCAATATGCATATCTCCACCACCCCAAGCCAGTTTGTGCTCGGAGAGAGCTCCATACCCACCAAGCTCCCCAAGGAAGAAATCCCTCCTGCAGATCCAAGGCATCCCTTTCCAAGTAATGGGAGTAGCGTATTTGTATGCAGCGCCCCAATCTCCAAGCTCGGAAACAGTCATATCTCGGTCATGGCGGGACTTGGACTCGTGTTGATGGCACCAGTTGATCGGGGAGTGAGCGAAGCCAATCTGGCCATCATCCCGCCTTTCCATAAAATTAACCAGATCCAAGAGCATGTCCCTACCCACCAGCATATGGGAGTCGAGGCAAACCAAATACTTACCGGAAGCGGCCTTGGCCGCTGCTTCCCTCGCTGTAAAGAGACAGGAGTATTCCTGCCGAATCAACTTAACCAAACCACTCTCAAGATAGGACTTTGGAATATTCTTCTGAACATCCTCAAAATGCTCCCTAAAGGAATTATCACAAATCACTATCTCCGTCTCCTCCAGTCCAAGAGGCCGAAGCTCCTCAATAATGGAGCGGATAGTGATAGCGAGCATCACAGTATCATTGCGATTGGAGATGATAACGCTTAGAATCATACTAATTCCTTTAGATGAGGGTAAAATCTGTCAATAAACCAAAGCTCTCGCTCAATCATCAGTCTTTTCATTTCTTTATCGAAGTAGCTATGGGCCAGACCGTGGGAAGAGGGAGTTTGATGCGGAAACTCAATGGAATAATCCCCTATGATTCCTTTCCAGTGCTCTACCCAATCCTCCTCAAAGCGGATGGGAACGAGATTAGAGGGGACTTCCCCTCCCACACTCAAGTACTCCTCAAAGGTCCCTCGAGTCAACCCAATTTTAGTGCGCTTTCCCTCAAGAAGGGAAGTGTAGAAGAAGGTTTTGAAGGTATTGGAAGTCGATCCCTTCCCAACAAGATTGGCCCAAAGGCTCACGGCCCTTTCAAAAGGGTCTCGAATGTTGGTATAAACGGTAAGGGATGAAGTATCCACGCCCACCCTTTCCAATTTTTCCAATCTCTGCTGCAGTGGTTGATGGATTCTCCCCTTTCCGCCAGAATACTTACTCAACAACGACCCCTCATCCGGCATCCCAAAGGCATTCATTAAGGCCCGAGTGACTGAGCTTCCCCCAGTTCGATTAATGTGGAGAAAGGCGAGGTTATGTTCTTGCCAAAAGATCATGTCTCATTCCTATATGCGTCTAGACAATGGTTTGGGTCAAGCCAGTCCAGGAAGCCACCCAAAGTCCTAGCCAAGGGATAGCGCCAAGGCGCCTTACCGCCGTGCCGAGCTTGGAGGCTCCCAAGAGTATAACTGATCGTCCTATCCGGGTTCCCAACTCCGGGCCAGGTTAGAGGCCAAGGGAGTAAAGGAAGGACAGTATTCCCCAACTGATCCAGGCCCATCAAAAGGTTCAACCACTTCGGACTTTCTTTCCAGTTATATTTACTCATCACTTCTCCAATCGATCCGCCAACCACACAAGCACCCTGCGGATGACGCCCTTATAGGGGCGATACTCATCAGGAATAGCCCCCATAATAAAGTCAATAACGGCAGCACCTCCAGCTGCAATGAGACCCATTAACTCCGGGCTGTTCAAAATAGTAGTGATTACTTCACTCATTTCTTCCTCCTTTTTTGGCTAGCCTTAATGGCTCGACCCTGCTCCGCCGCCTTCTTTCTGGCCGCCTTTCGGGAGCTTTCATTGCCGGGGCTATAGGTGTAACACTTCCCACTTTCTCCCCACTTAAACCCAGGCTTTCCCTCACTCTTACACTTTTGTACTGGCATTTTAGCTCCGTTGAGTTTAACACTTTGAATAAATTTTATTCAATCTTCCCATTAGGGTGCTAGAGGAACTTACTTGCTCGCAATGCAATGAGCGATGAGGAATTTACTCGCTCGCTACGCTCGCCGGCCTATTGAGGATCCCACTCAATATGGATATGATCCACTTCATCAAGTACCTGAAACCCACATCCAACCTTATCCTGAAGCATCTCCACGGCCCGCTTCCTTCTACTTCCCTCCATACCCCTAACACCAAGATCTATTGCTAGGCCATAATAGTGGAGGGATCGCGGTGAGTGCTCCCCATCCGTCACACTAGTGACTTCCAATCCCGCCTGGAGCGCACTATATACCCTTTCTGCCGCAATCAGCACCGGCCTCATACACCAGTGCAGCCCCGCCATATCCACATCGTCCTTAATTTCGAGCACCCTCATCATATTACTCCTCAATCATAACCCCTGCTACGGCAGCAGCCGCTCGGGATCTTTCCTTAATCCGGTTGATATCTTCTTCCCCAAGATGCGCATGGGCGAATCTGCCCTCCACCTTCTTTGGGGCCTGGTGGCCTAAAATATCCTTGAGGATCGTATCGGCAGTCTTTTTCTTCAAGGAGAGGGAGGCCTCTTCCTCCTCCAGAATCTCCTTGTAGATTTCCACTGCCTTTGGTGCCAACTCCGCAACCTTCTCCGCAACATCTATCGAGTCCGCATCTCTCGCATCGTCCAGCATTGCCAGCTTGCGCTGGCCAAGAGTGGAGTTGACCGTGTTATTGACAGTGACGGGAGTAACTCCCAGCTTATCCGCAATATCCTTGTGATTCCACCCCAAGAAGGCCAGACGCAACATCTCATGGGAGCGTTCCCAGAGCTGTTTGATGTCATGAGTCCCGGAGCGATCACTTCTCCGAGCGTCCTGCTCTCTTCTGTAGTCCTGCCTTCTCATTAAATACTCCTTTGTATTTTGACCAGATGATGTACTCGGCAAACTCCGGGAAGTCCGGGTAATCTTTTTTATGGCTCAATTCAGAAGCTTTCATTTAAGTCACAAACCTACCAATTCTTTCTACATCCACCCAACAATTTAAACTATTCGAACCTCCCACCTCCCTTAAAACGACCTTTAAGTTAGTCCCGTCATGTGTATATGCAACAGTAACGATACCAGTACCAGAAGCATCTCTGGGATAAACAAGGACCCTCAAGCCCCCGTTTTCAGAAGATGAGGAATAAACTGTTTCTTGTGCACCTGCATTAACAGTCACGCTTTCAGATACTAATTCAGCTCCTCTTCTTCTAGGAATATTATTCCAGCTAAATAAACCAGTGTGGTCCAAATCATAATAATTATTTTGCGGTGATCCATTTTCTACAATCACTAAATTGTTATAAAAGTAAATATCTTCATTGTATTCATTATTCCTGAATCCGTCATAAATCGTGGGAGTGCTTTGATTATCAATAATTTTATTATTGTATATATGACCTTTCTTAAGAGGCAAATCAGAGGAACTCCTAAAATCAAAAGCGGATTGATTATCCCCTGATTGATTGGGATTTATGCAAATATTGTTATAAATTGAAAAATTAGAGATTTCTGTTCCTAGAATAGCCAAACCTCGTTGGGGATTCTCCACTATATTATCATGCATGAATAGATTTGTGACACCATTCAATGTAGCTAACCAAACAACATTATTATTAACGCGGCACCCCGAAATCTCTAAGTTCTCTATCGTAGAGTCTGGGTCACAATCAACTACTTGTTTAAAATTACCATAAGCATCAGCTTCAACAGTAACATTTCGGACTGTTACATTTTTGGCGGAACCCTCTGATTGTTTATACACTTTTCCAGTGCTACCATATACCTCAACACCATCTATATAAAAATGCTCCCAATCACTTGATGATGCAAGACCAACTCTAACATTGTCCAAAATATTATTATGAGCATAGACAACATGGGGGACGGAAACATTAGGATTTAAGAATACAGCATTGTCGTTTACTTCACCGAAATAATTATCATTAAGCCATAGCCGTGTCCCATAATAAGTTATATGAGCAGATGTTTTATCATACTTATCCCTTCCAGTTCTTAAAAAAGTGGAAGAAGTAATATAATTATCATAACAAATATTACCGCTTGAATCCTGTGACATATGTATTGGAGCGTGGGAAGCATCGTAGATGTATGTTTTGTAAATGGTGCAATTCTCTGCTGCAAGCAAACCTATAACACGATTACGGTTGTCTCTATTATCAGCGTTACCATCCACCTCAAGAGATATAGTTGACCATTTTATACCTTCTATCTCAAAAAGGTTTCCATTAAAATTTCCATGCTTTAATATCGTGTCACCAAGGCGATATATTTTATGACTGTTAAAATTAATACCAGTTATTGTCTGATTGATTTCAAGTGTTCCTAAATTATCTAAATAAGCAATATAACCTGAACTATCACTCAATATATCAAAAACAGATTGTATGGCATTTGCGTCTTTCCCAAACCAAGAGACATATAAATCTTTTACAATTAGAGTCCCGGCAACAGTTAAAGAAGACCCAAATACCTGCCACAGACCAGCATCAATAGCTCCGTTGATCGTAAGGGTTTCATCTCCAGTTACAGCATCAAAAGCCACAATACCAGAGTTGTAGCCTTCAGAGATCAGGTTACCATTAACTGTTACATTTTCATCAATAGTAAACTGGCCGCCATCCTGCACCTTGACGTTGAAATTAATCGTCTGCGCCACAGAAGCAGTCACCGTCACTCCTGGCTTAATCACCACGGTAACGCCGGATAGATCGTACGTTCCAGAAAGGTCTTCGTCGAGGGTGGCATCAGTGATTACCCAAAGTTCGGCTTTTTGGCCGTCTAGGGCCTTAAGAATATCCACCAAAGTACGGAAAGAGGCGCCAACTCCCGGGTCTCCATCAAAAACTATCACATTATTAAAGTCGGCCAGACCAGAAGAGTTGACCGTCTTGAGGCTGGGTATATATTGTGATCTTGACATAATTTTATCCCTCCAAAGATATTAAAGACTATACACTTATTCCCATTTTAACTCCATTCTACTACCCTTTTGGGATGGTGTCAAGCCATTTCTTCCCACAAATAAATTCTCTACGGAAACGAGTTTCCTTGGACTGCGTCCGGGAGATTGAATAAATTTTATTCGATCTAGCGGTCGTGTCGGAGCCCTTTTCCTCCAGCGAGGAATTAACAGCCGCAAACCCACAACCCTAGCCACCCTAGCCACAGCGTCAATATCAATCCTTGCGATAGTCCTAGCCGCGATCCTTTAGAGGAATTAACAGCCGCTGGCGCCCTTCCAATAGCCCATTCCAATAGCCCAACCGCTGGCGCGGCGGACCCTCCAGTGGTCGTGCCGGTCAATCCTCCCTCCACAAGTATTGCGATTGCAAGGATTGCAAGGATTGCAACACAATTTTGTGGTTTTAGCAGAACTTGAACACAATGTAACTGGTCCTCAACTGGCCGGCCGCACGGGAGTTTCCCCCATCGAACCTCGAGCTGGTGGCCGGATGGCATAACTAGTTGATATCATTGGACATAGGGGAGGGCTGCCGATTTTTATTGACAATCATTCTAGGTCTGGTATAGTGGAACCGTACAATCATAGAATTTGTTCATTGACAATCAGTTGTCTAGTACGTAGTAATTACTAGGCATGGAGGGTAGTTCGGGCGGTACCAACTATTTAGGGGGGTGCTACCATGAAACAAACTACTACTAGGACAGTCCTTAGTCAACCCGACAACAAGCATATTCAGTTCACTGTAACTGTAGACTTTAGTAATGCGAGTGACGAGCAAATGGCACAGTGGGCGCTTGGGAATCGCATCATAGTCGGGCAGAAGCAGTGGACTAAACTAACGGCTGAGGAACTTAGGAAGTACGTCGACGGGAAGACATTCGACGCGACTACTATTGGCCAAAAGGTTGAAAGCCCGGAAAAAGCAGCGCGGAAGGCAATGGAATCCATAGACAAAATGGATCCTACGGCTGCTCAGGCCATGTATGAGCAACTTAAAGCCAAAATGGAAAAAGATAATAAGTAAATAACCTACGCTGCCCGAACTACCTACTTAAAGCCTGGGGAGCTATGCTCCTCGGGCTTTTTTATTGTCAAACTCCGTTTGACGTAGACGTAGTACTGTCCTGCCGGAGACGCACAGTACGACTGCGTCGTAGCCCAAACTACATCCTGCCGGAGACGCCAGTTTGAATACGACATTTTTTTGTGGCTCGAGGGACTACTCTTTAACCCTCCCAAACTACGTTTGGAGTAGAGAGTTCTATGTTCTGCCGGAGACGTGAGGATTGAGGCCGTAAGGTTGAATAAATTTTATTCAAACTATCGCCAGTACGCCCAATACAAGTAATACTCTTAATCCTTCAAGTCCAAATAATACAATTAATACGGGTACTGTAAGCAATTACAATTTGAATTGTGGTTTAGTACTCCCTTATGGAAGCGTAGAGCTAGGTTTTCCCTTGGTTTAGGGGTTCCTCTCTCTCTAAAAAAAAATAAAAAAAAAAAGAAGAGAGAAGTAAACCATAAGCTACGCTTAGCTACGAAGCTAAGGAGGCTAACTCACGAAGTGAGAAAGGGAGTACTAAACCACATTTGAAATTTTAATTCCCTACAGTACACGGACTAATTGTATTATATGTATTGGGGAGACTAGGAGTACTAAATGTATTTATGGTATTTTGTGGCTTGACACCGGCGAAGTAGAACTGGTATAATGGGGTAAAAATGAGAGAGGAGGATGATGATGGATAGAGAGGAGATAGAAAGGACAGTGCTTGCAGCAGGAACGATGTTGATGGAGGGAGTGTTGGTTGCTGGGTTTGTGATAGGGATGGGAATAGTGGTGATAGTAGGAGCGATAGTAGGAGCTATCGTACTTGGGATAATGTTCTGACCGGCACGGCAGTGCCTTGTAAATTCTAAATGGAGGGAGGGAAGAGCAATGGGATATAAGAATACTGGTGATAGATACCACTGGGAAGATGGAAAGAAAGTATGTCCAGTCTGTGAAAGGAAGTTAGAGCCGAGTGAGTATGAGGAGGATCAACTTAGGTGGGATGGAGTGAGTAGGCTGTGTAGAAGGTGTATGGAGTTAGGAAAAGGGGAGTCGAAAAGACTGGCTATGGAGGAGAGGGAAGTAAGTAGGAAAAGGGAGTTTAAGGAGGAACAATCCGAGATGATGAGAGTAACTATGGAGATGAAAAGGAGGAAAGATGGAGACCAAGACTAAGCAGCACATTGAGGATGAGATTCAGTCCCAAGTAACCGGCACGGAGAGAGATGAGGGATTGTATAAGAGGGATACGTTTGTGCAGGCACTAGTGGATAGGAGATACTTGGCCACGGCAGCGGAGGTGCTGGAGAAAGAAAAGGAAATGAGAGTAGGAAGTATGAGTGAGCTGATTGGG